CGACCGGCTGCACATTAAGAGGCGTGACCGCGCCTTGCTGGCGCACCCGCACGATGCCGCCGGGTCGGCTTGTCATAAGGTCTGACAGGTTGGTCGCACCCTCGACGGCTAAGACACGGCTCGAGTTGGTGAGATAAAGGTTGTCCAGCACCTGGCGCAAAACCGCGCTCTTAGTAAGCTGCAGGTCGAACATCTTTTCGCTGATTGACTGGCCGATTACCCGATGTGGCATCAGGATCGGCGACAGCATTGCGAACGGGATCACATCCGTAATCTGGTTCTCTAGAACCTCATAGTTGTCGCCGATGGTGCAGACGCGGCGCATCTCGCTGATGCCATCCTCATCCTGGTCAATGCGTATGAACGACTCTTGAAACAAGACGCGGTCTTGGGTCTTGTCTGCCGGGTCGTCGCGATAGCTGTTGAGGTTCTGGAAGCGCTTCTGCTTTTCCTGGTCTAACGTGATGTCGCGATAGCCGCCATAGCTTTCCACGACATCCTTATCAAAACCCATTGCGACCAAGTCGCTGATCGGCATCTCGGTCCGATGCGCCACAAAGCGCGCTTCGTCGAGTGTCTTGGCGCGGCCGTCAATCAGCAGCTCCTCCGGCGGCACATGATCGAGAAGCACGCGACCCTTGGTGACGCGGCGCTTGATCTTCACGTCGAAACTCTGGACCGCCGGCATGATCTCGCCGCCCTCATCATCGAGGATAGCCTCAGTCAGGATCTCGGCCTCTTGCTCGATAATATCAACCGTATCGTCAGACAGCAGCGCGCTAAGCTCGAGCTGTGTCAGCCCCTTATATTCTTTTTCTTCGACGCTCTCTTTTTCGTTCCAAGCCACGCGGATCACGCCGACCTTGTATAAGAGGCTCGACTTAAACCAATCGTGCATCAGGCGAAAACCGCCATTTTCGACACTCAAAATGTAGTTGGCCAGGTCAGTTGCCTGCTCGGCTGCCTGCTCATCTTCTGGGTTGCGAGGCGAGTATTTGACAAAATCAGAGCTGCTAAAGATACGCATCAGTGCCGGCATAAGTGAGTCAACTGCCTCAGCTAAATCTCGGCTGACAACCTGGCTGCGCCCATCTTCCTCGTTGCCAAACGGCTCGCCGAGATAGTAATCGGTTGCCTTTAAGCGTTCAGCCTGGAAATTAGTGTCCTGATAGTTCAGCGCGCTCTCAGACTCTTGCGCGATTAAGGCTGAGATATCGTCGTCATCGAGGGCCATTATGCAATACCTAAGTCAGATTCTAAGCCATCACCCGTTTCGCCTAGAGCCTGCTCATAATCACTCATATCCGCGAAATCATCGCCGAAAAAATGATTCATTGTCAGGCTAAGCAGGCCCGGAAGGCCGAGACCTGTTTGACCAATCGTTGGAAGTCCGTTTTGGACAAAATCGCTGATACTTGTGTAATCAGGAACATCGCCAGGTAGATCGACGCCAACATTGCCGTCGCCGTCGTCTGCGCCAAAGTCGGTCATCATGTTCTGCCGGTTGATTTCATCCTGCATGAGCTGCTGAAACTCAGCCGCCGTCAGGGCTGTTGACTGCTGCTGCATACCGTCCTGCACCATGGCGTTAGTCGCGCCGATTGGCGTGAAATACATGCCGCCAACCGGCTGCGGGTTGACGGTATAGCCAGACAGCAGCCCGCCAGCAAAACGGCTGAGGATGTTGTTGCGCTCATTATCGTCAAGTAAACCTTGACCGATGTATGGCTGAGGAATGATCGTCATCATCACTTTTTACCCTTCATGAGGTCTTTGTCAGCCTTTCGAGCGCCGCCCTTACCGCTGACAAAACTATTCACTCGACCGCGTGACCACGCATCCATCGACACGTTTTTGCTGCCCGAGGATAGGTACGCACCCTGGCCCCTGCGATAAACGCTGCGAAGCTGACCAGGCGTGAACCGGCTTTTAGCCGCCTTGTTTTTGATAAAGCTCTCAGCCGCCGCGCTTAGCGGCTTGCTGCTCGGCTTTTTAGCGCTTGCGCTTTTTGGCTTGGCTGGCACGGCTTCTACTCACTTTTGCGACGTCAATCGGCAGGCCGGCTTTGTACCGGCGCCGGGTTTCAAGAATTTCACGCTTTTTGGCGGCTGGGTTCTTTGCGCCAGAAAGATACTTTTTTGGCACCTTACCAGGCATCAACACCCCCATCGTTTCATGCTGGCTCTCGCCCGCGTTGCTGGACCCTTGGCTTTTTTGACAACGCCGCCCATTCGAGCGCAAAAAGACCTTTTCCGCGCAGCGTCGGCCTTACTCTTTGGTTTTCCGGTGACCGGCGGCTTCAACTTGCTGCCGGTCGCTCGGTTCAGTTTCGCGCGGCCCTTAGCTGTCAGCCCTGCGCCGCGGCTCGCCGGTAATTTTTCACCCCTGCCGACGCTTAGCGACGGCGATCGTTTTTTTGCCATTACATGAAATTTGGGTTTTCGCGACGAACACGCTCGAGGACAGCCTCTCGAGATTCAGGCTGACCAGTTGGCACCTGCACCGGCACGCCGCTCGAAAGTAAACCTTGATTGCGAATAAATTCGCGCATCACCTCTTCTCGAGTGCTGCCTGTTTTTTTAGCTTGCAGGTCAGCTCGCTTTCGCAGCAGCTCCATAAATGTGCCTTGACTACTAGGATCGACGCCCGTCCGATCGGCTGCGCCCATCCACAAGGCTGCCTGGATTTGCGGGCCAGTCATGTCCAGCTCGTTGCCAAGCTCAAACATGAAGTCCTCAAACGCCTCATATTCGTTATTGTTTGGCTTGTCAGAGAACATCTGCGGCACCAAGTCGCCATTTTCGTCGCGCGTGATTTGCGCGATTGTCGCGTTGCCTTCCTTCACCGCTTTGGCAGCGTTAAATGTGATCTGCTCTTTGCCGTCTTTTTTGCGCCCGCTAATATACTTTTTCAGTTGAGGGTTTTTTGATAGCAAGTGTTTCCTCAACGATTGACCGATCTCCGCCTGCCCAGATAAGAACGACGGGTCTTGCGACGCCATCGCCATGTAACGCGTGAAATGCAAGTCGGCGGCAATGTTGCGCCCGCTGCCGAGCAACGATTGAGTGAACCCCTTGGGCTTAGGGTTTTCTGTCATCGAGCTAGACGCGGCCGGCCCCTCTTCTGGCTTGGGCTTGAAACCAGACCGCAGGAAGCGCGCCATCACCATTTCCTGCAGGCCCTGGGTTTTGTGGCCGTAGCCTTTTTTTCGACCGCGAGCGATCTCTCGAGCCTGATCGATATTTTCAACGCCTTCGAGCTGCTCCCTGTAAATTTCGCCGCGGGTGCGGTTGGTGCCAGGCTCGATAGTCATATCGTATAGGCGCTGCCGGACCGCGGAGGCATTGCCGAGGTTAGCAGGCACTTTAGATCCTGGGCTCGTCGCGCCAATAATCTGCATAAATTCTCGCCACTGGCGATCGCCCTCTTCCGCGCCCAGCTCACCCTTAAACCAGTCGCGCAGCTCCTCGGTGTTGTACCAGTCTTTTCCGCCCAGCTCGACGCCACGGTCGATGTCAGCGAGCATCTGTTTGCGGACAGGGTTTTCTGGGTCGCGCATATTATTGAGAGCTGTCTGCACCCGCGCGCTAGTGCCTTGCGCCGGTCGATAGCGCAGAAAGCTAAAATCTGTGCGGTCTGGCGCTGCACCCAGGTAACGCGGGTCGCTGCCGGCCGGAACGTCATACACCGACGGCTCCGCAGCACCGCCAGCCGGCATATCGGCCTGCCGGCGCATGATACCGCTCGCCAGAGCGCCTGTCGGCGCCGTGCCAAACGCAGAGCCGCCGGTGACGTTCAGCAGCGCTGTGGCGGCATCCTCGGGTGACACAGGCACGCCGCGCGCGCCTTCAGCTATTGTGCGCGCAGATCTTAGAAACTCGCCAGGAAGGCCGGCTGCGATGTCAAATCGCAGATTGCCCGCGTTATCGGATGCCAAGGGCAGCAGGCTGCCATAAGTAACGCCAGGCTGCTGATCTATGGACGATACCTGCAACAAGCCAAAAGGATTGCCAGGTGATACCTCGGCAAGTGTCTGGGTTTGATTGCCTAACAATCCGTCGCCCAGGAATCTAGCCATCAGCTTTTTCTCGCTTTAGCTTTTGCGGCAGTGCTGAGATCTTTAAAATGCACCACCGGCTTGCTGCTCGCAGTGTGCCGAGCGCCCGTATGAATAGAGCCGTCGCCCATCTTATGCACCGCGCCGCGATGCTTGCGACCCGTCTTGAAATAGTGCAGACGCTTTGCCACAAGTCATTTCTCCTTTTTGGCCGGCTTGGGTTTGGGCTTGCTGGCCACACTTTTGGGCTCTGGCTTGGCATTTGCTGGCGTTTTTGGTCGAAACAGTGTCAGGCCCATTACTTGCGCTTTTTACGCTTCATGCTCATGCCTTTGGCCGCCTTTTTCTCGCCTGCCGTGGCGGCTGCACCAAAAGTGGAACGCATTCCGCCCTTGCCCTTGGCTTTGACCATCTTTTTTGCGCCCATATTTTTACCGTAATGTCCAGGCATTGGGATCTCCTCTAAACTATGCCCAAGCTGCTGTATTCGAGCGGCTGGTTCCACTTGAAACTGCCAGACCCAGCCACCATCGCCGGCTCCGACGCGAACGTAAGGACAAAGCTGTCGGCGAGGTCAGGGCTCTTTCCGCCGTGCCTTTTCTTTGATTCGTCCTTACTCTCAATCTTGATTTTGCCGTTGCTGTTGAAACTGTACCGCGGCAGTGACAGCTCGGTGATGAGCTGCTCATCGTCCGGTAACACGCAATCACGCTGCTCCAGCCACTCGCGCGCAGACCACCACAGCTCGTCGCGAAGGCGCATAAACCGATCGCCCATCGCGCTGCTTTCAGCGACGTTTACCGACCTGGTCGGCAGCTCTAGCTCGTTCAGCCGATCGGCAACGCCGGCGCCGAGGCCGATGCTGTCCACGCAGATCTCGTCGGGGCGCATGTCCCACCGGGCGTTATCGTATTCTGCCTTAACGCGGCCGACAGTCTCCATCAGGTCTAAATCGCGCCAGCTTATAACCTCGAAAACCGTGTTGCCGCGTCGCTTACACAGCGCGGTGCGGTCGTTGCCGGTGCGGCTGACGTCGAGACCCCAAATCATTGGCCCGACCTCAGTCGGGTCTACGTCGCGGCGGGCTGCCGCGTTGGCTAGTTCGCGGGGTATCAGCGTGTCATTGTCGCCCTCGGCAAAGTCGCCCTTCACCCGGATCGCAAACACGCCGCTCTCTTCGCCATATTGGCGCGCCATGTCGTCGATAAAGTCTTGGCTGACACGCTCACTGTCGTAGCAGCTAACCGTCATCTTGCGCCATCGATCGGCGTTTTTGTGCCAGGCGTCGTAAAAATAGCCAGAGGTCCGCGTCGGGTTGCCGGTCATCACAATCTTAGCGCCAGGTGAGCTGAGCGCACCCTGGGCCACCTCAAAGATGATGTCAGGGATGCCAGAACATTCATCGACCACATAGAGCATATGGTCAGAATGCAGCCCAGCCAAAGCCTCTGGCTGATCTCGGCGCGCCACTTTAGCGCTAGTAAAACTGTCCGGCGCTCCCTTGAGTTGTATCTTGTCCGACTTGATCTCAATCTCGTTTTTCAAGACCTTCATGGCTTTGTGCCAGCGTCCGATTTCTGACCACAAAACGTCGCTCAGCTGGTGTGCCGTGTTAGCTGTCGCAGCCACCTTGCAGGGGCGCCGCGTACACATCCACCACAGGATCGTCCAGGCCAGCATTGTTGACTTGCCGACGCCGTGGCCGGCCTTCACGCACAACCGCGGCTCGGTCACAAGAGCCATCATCGCCTCAGCTTGCCAAGGCTGCGGCTCCGCGCCCATCACCTCGCGCACAAACTTGACTGGATCTACCGCCCACTCGACGATCTGTTTCCGAATTTTTTCGTTTTGGGGTCTCATCTCGCCCTTTCAAAATGAAGGGGGGGGTCAGTGCCGGGTTGCGAAAAAGTCTTCAATCTCTTGATGATCTTTAATCAAATCAGCAGCGAACTCCTCCGCCTCGTCGAGCGTCTCAAAGCGCATGACTTCCACGACGTAATAACGATCCATTTTTGTATCTTCGATAACGCCTACCGAGCCCTCATCAACAGCGAGATCAAGCGTCTCGAGAAAGTTAATGCTCACGCCAGACCTCATATTTTTATAAACAACAGCATCAAAAAAAATCGAAGGGGGGGGTCAAAACCTGACCTCACCGGCCCCGCAGCCGGCGACCACTTCATTAACGATGAAGTGATCGGCTCAATAATATCAATGACTTACGGCGTCTTTTCTTGCGACCTGCTCGACCGCCGCCGCAATCTCGTCTTGCAGGCTTTCAAGCTCGTCGGCGTAACTGACTGAAATCGTTGCCTGTTTGTCGACAAACATGCCCAATGCGCGGCCAAGTTGTGTCAGTGCCGCGGTTCTGCCACTGGAGGTTTCGCCCTGCTCGGCCTCACGCTTGAGGCCCGCCAGTACATATTCAGGCGTGACCATTTCCTCCGGCTTAGCATATTTAGGCTTTAGCGCCTCAATCGCTTCACGAATGGCAACACGACTTAACAAACGGCTAGCACCTTGGTGAGCGCCATTCGGACTGTAGCCAGCATCGACGTAAGCCTGCCTGCCGTTGCCGCTAACAGCGTAAAGCTCTGTAAATCTTTGCTCTCGGTAACTCAGCGGCCGTTCCATGGTTCCCTCATGAAAAAAGGCCAGGGCTTGCCGGCTCCTGACCTTTTAAACTCTCAATGCGAATTTGGCTGTTAAACACAAATTCCCACCCCCAAAATATAGATTTTCCGCGACGTGTCAACCAGATGTTGTGGTTTCGCTTGCCTGCTCGAGCCACCCACGGCGGTCCTCATAGCTCAACAGCTCCAATAAGCTGACCAAGGCGCTGTACTGCTTTAATTCCTTTTTAAGGCCGTGATGCACTGTCCTATGAGTCACACCTATCCGCCTTGCCAACTCGCTTTGGTTCACGCCGGTGCGGCGCAGCCGGCCGATCAAATCATCCATGATTTCTCTCCTCTAGCTAACACCTATGTAACAGGTGTTAAAGAAATTGCAACACATGACATTTTTTGCTTGCCAGTATTGATATGTGTTTCTATAACATATGTAAGACATGGCATACACAGGAAGGATATCAGGATGACTTACAAAAACAGCACAGACGAGATGCTTCTCGCATGGAATAAACTCGAAAATTTTGTCAACTCAGCCATCGAGGATGATAAAAATTTTAACAAGAACGGCGCCATAAATTGGGATCATATCCACGCTGATGCCTATGAAAATGCTCGCAAATTTTTCAACGATGACCAAACTTTTAATCGGACTTTCGATGATATCGTTGACGGGGTTTATTATAAAATGGACGAAACCCTCATAGAAGGGTGGGCGGAAACCCTGCTAGGGGAAAAAATCAAAAAACTTCCCTAACCAACCAACCGCAAACCCGTTATGGCATACACAGGAAGGATATCAGGATGACTTTCAAAAACAGCACAGACGAGATGTTTGACGTAATGATCGCATCGTTCAAACAATTTGATGATGAGCAGTTAGCGCGTGACCTTGAATGGCATCAAGCACGAAAGAGTGCGGGTGAGAAATATCGTGACGCATATAAAAGCGGTGAACTGGATTTCAGTAATGTTGACCGCCGGGATCGCACCTATGCTTTTGCCTGCGGGTTGGTCGAGGCATACGGCGGGAAATCTCTCACGCAACTATTTCAGCACCATGCATGGCGTGAGGTAGTTGCAGCAAACCACCATGCAAAAATCGCCAAGCGGAACGCCCGCCTTGTTTACCAGCTCACCAAGGAATTTGTGACCAGCGTTAAATCAGCCAAGGTTACGCACAGTCACGACGGGTTTGATGGATGCTTTCACGTCGATACCGACCAGGGCCAAAAAGTTATTAAAATAACAACAATCTTCGCCTGGGGTCCAGTAAACCGCCCACATTATCGCGTCAAAGTGAAGGTGTCGCACTGATGACTTGACCATCCCCAGCCGACGGCAGCGCGTAAGCGCTGTCTGCGGGTGTGGCTGAGGTTTGCCCCACCCCCTTATAAGGAAACGCCACTAACCTACCTATGAAACTAACCTCACCTGAGGTTGACCTCACCTCCTAATAAGAGGCTCACTTCCCCGCTATATACTGTGAGATACCGTTTAAGCCATGCTGAAGCGCGTCAAGGTCGTTTGGGCTGTAATACCCCTCCAAGAGCAGCAAAACCGCTGTAGCGCCGTTTTCTGCGTGCTTAACGGCAACATTGAATTTTGCCTGCCTTTCGGCTTGATCGTCGCTTTGCTCTCCGCCAGCGCCGAGCGGGTTGTATGAGCTGACCACCCTGCCATCCATGCCGGCGGCTTGCCGTAGCTCAGCAAGCCATAAGGCTGCGTCGGCCTGCTGCTGCGTCAGGACGCCGGCGTCAGCCAGCATATCTATGACATGCGGATTATGAACAGCGATGACCTCGGTTGTAGCTTTACCGCTGCCCATTTCAATTGACCGCACCTGCGGCTTGTCGTGCTGCCAACGCTCTTTTGTGCCGCGTTCTGTTGCCATGCGTTAATCCTCACCGATATGTTTAACGATTGGAGCGCCAGCCCAGCGCTTATCCCAGATCAGCCACTGATAACTGTGAATCGGCGACGCCTTGCGCTGGTCAGACCAGTACG